CGTCTTGTACTTGTGATATTTCACCTAAAACTGGAGCTTTTGCTTGCATATCTATACGTGATTGTATATTTACTTTATTAGCAAAATAAAAACCTGCCGTGTGCATTGTCTTTTTAAAATCATCACGCCATTCATTTATAGATCGTGCAACTTGAATTAAATAAGAAAAGTCCTGATAAAGTAAACTATCCTGAACTTTCATTGTAAACTCAGAAACGTGTCCATCTTCATTAATATAAACTCCATCAGTATCTCTTAAAGCACCTATTGCAATAGTAGCGGTAGCAGTTATAGATTTTTTAATTATTGCTGTAGCACCTGTAATTGAACCTGTAATAGTAGAATTTATTGTAAATGTTCCTGACACATTTCGTAAAATTAATAATCCTGTGTTAACATTAAAACTTTCAATTACGCCTGTATCGCCTACGTTACTTGTAACTGTTTCATTAGCTACAAAAGTTCCTGTTCTTTGTGTAATAATTAAATTTGTTTTAAACTTTAAAGTAGGAGGTGTGGGAGCATTTTCGTGTTCTGCACCAGCATCAATAATATTCAATTCTCTTACTTTACCTATATCAGAACCAAAAACTTTTAAAGTACCATTTATACCTGTTGTTGTAGATATTGTAACTATAGGCAGTCTTGTATAACCTGAACCTGAGTTAAATAAAAATATATCTGTAATGTCCGCTATACCTGAACCTGATTCTTGTACGATAACATTACCTGAATAGTTGTCATCTTTTGTTGTATCATCTTCTAAAACTATTCTATCGCCTGAATTGTCCTCATTACTAATACCTCCATTTACGATTTTAATAAATCCAGCAGCACCAGCTCCATTTGTATTTGTATTTGTAAATATTAAATCATCTCCTATAGTGTAACCTACACCTGCGTTATCTATAATTACTTCAGAAATTCCACCAGAAGAAATTGATTTAGTTTGTATTAAAGCTCCAAAACCTCCTCCTGTTATTTGAACAGGATCTTCATCTTGGTAAAGAGAACCTTGATTTGTAATATCATAAGAAACTGGAATACCTGTAATTTCTGATTTAATAATAAAATCATCATCATCATTAGCCGTACCTCTTATTTCTTCACCAACTTGAAATGTACCTAATATACTATCATCATTTAAAGTTATTTCACTGACAATGTGTCCTCCAATAATAAATTTTATAACATCTTCTATAATCGCCGTAGCATTAGAAGTTTGGCCTGTAATTGATCTACCTACTAAATTATTATTATCACCTTGTACTTCTATACATCTTATAACTTTTTTTGATGTAAATTTACCATCAGATACTCTTAAAATTTGTTCTCTAGGTAAAATTGTTTCAGAATTTTCGTTAAACAATAATCTAAAAAATGTTTTATGTCCTTCTATAGTACCTTTGCTTTGATATAAAGATTTAATATTTTTTATTAATTTTCTTTTATCTACACCAACATTTAAATTTTCAGTTAATGTTGTTACAAATTCATTTCTAAATTGATATAAAAAATTTGATATAACTTTATCAGGATCTCTAAAGTTTAATAATTCTTGTATATTATTTACAGGATTAGGTCTATAATTATTAATTATAGCACTTGCATTAGAAGATAATCCTAAAATAGTTTCGCCTATAATAAATTTATCTTGTGCAACAATAAACAATCTATTGTTATCTAAATCTTCTGTAAATACTGTTGAAGTGGCCTTTGATGTTTGTCCTTGTATAGTTTCTCCTCTTGTAAATTTACCAAAAGAAGAACTTTCTAAAAGTATTTTATCTCCTTCATCTAAAGGAGTAATATCTGAATCTATACGAGAACCGTCTAATAATAAATTATTTAAATTTTGTGTTTCAGTTTCTAATTGTACGCCATCTGTTGTTTGAACAGAAGTTACCGATAATTCGGCAGCTTCCATAAATGTATAATATGTTTTTAAAAATTGTAAAAATTTAGGATGATCGTCAAGTACAAAATCAGGTACTTGTGAACCTATAAGACTTGAAAGTTTGTCTTTAAATGTAGCCATAATAATTAATAGCTATTGTTTGTTGTGTAACCTACTCCTGCATCCGAAGAACCACCTACAAAAGTATCTATTTCAACTGTTACGGAAGTATTTTCAATATCTATTTCTATAATCTGGTCTCTTACAGGTACTATGTCGTTTGAACTTGGTTTTACAGTTAATTCAATTGATGTGGAATCTTCACCTCTAATATCTTCCACGTTTGTAATATTTAAAGATGTTAATGTAATTTGGCCTGTCGTATAATTAATTATACCTTGGTTATTATTTACGTATGATCTTACTCCACCAACTAATCTGTATCTTCTTATATTGCCTGAACCGTCATCATCTAAAAAATAAACGTTTGTTGTGTCACCACTTATTTTAAATCCTGATGATTCTAATACACCACCATTTACTTCGTTATAACCTAATACAGGATTAAATATAGCGTTTCTAAAATATATATCATATCTTAAAGAAGAATTTAAAGTAGGTGTAAAAGTTTTTCTTACTTTAATTGTAGTAGTGTTTGAAACTATACTTGTATCTGTATCATCTATTAAGCCTACTATTTTGGAATATCTAAAAACTCCATCAAATTTCTGTAAAGTATCAGTATTATAATTTGTTAAAGCTGTTAATACGTTTGTTTTTAAAGTATCAGAAGATTTTGTTGTTAATCTTGAATCATATTTAACTATTGTTGTAATTAATACTTTTGTTATTTGAGGATCAACAATAACTGGCCTTACTGAAGCTACGTTATATGGTTTTAATGCTGTAATTATATTTTGTTTTGTAGAATTTGTAAGTGTTGAACCACTGGCAGCTTTAATTGCAATCTTAACAGTACCATAAACAGGTGTTTCATCATCTTCACCACCCCAAGCACTTATTGATTGAGCATTTGGATAAATTGATCTTACAATTGTTTCATAATCAGAAGTTGTAACTGCACGATTTTGAGCTGAGTAACTTAGTGGTGCATTAAAACGAATTGACTCTTTTGATTCAGCAGCAGAACCACCTTGCGATATAGAATTTGTTGTAATTGTAATATCGGAAAACCCTCCAATTGTTGAAGCGATTGAAAATGTAGAAGCACCATTTGATTCATCTCTATTTGTAACAATATATTCTAATATTACTATATTGCCGTCTTGTAAAGCTGCACCTATAACACCATCACCAAAATAAACTTCAAATTTACCTTCGTCAGTTTCTTGTAAAAAATAAACCTTAGAAGTATCTGTTACATTGTTGTAACCACCCGCTAAAGAGTAAATATTTGTAGTTGTATCATTGGAACTATTTTGAACCGAAACTTTTAACGTAGTTGTATCAGCATTATCACTTTGAATTACAAATTTTTGGTCTGAATCATTTATATCAACAGTGTATCTATAAGTTACAAGTGTACCTTCGTAAATATCTACATCTGAAAAATTATAAACACCATCTGTAGGTGAAATAATATAATCTTCGTTTGTTACATATTGATAAGAAGTACCATTTACACTTGTTGTAAAAATTGTACCTTTATTTAATGTTAAAGTAGGGCCTGTAGCATCATTAACCTCAATACTAATGTCAGCATAAGGTGATCTTACAGAAGATGGTGTGTAGTTTAACATTTTGGCGATTGACACAATATTTTTTCTTATGTCAGCGCTGTCTAAGTACATTTCGTTTGCTAACATATTAGCATTGAAACCTAGATAGTGAGTATTGTAAGCAAGTATATCTAAAAGAATGGCAAAACCAGAACCTTCAAAATTATAATCTTGAAATTCTGATTGACTTTGTAAAAATGTTTTTAAATTGGCTTTGACAACGTCAAAATCAAAATCTGCTACTTCTAATTTGTTACTTGCCATATTATCTTAGTCTTTCTAAAAATGATTGTACTTCAATTAACTCATTTGAACCTACAACGTAAAAATAAATTCTCATATCGTAAGCATTACTATCAATATTTGGATTAGCAACAATCTGAACTAATCGAATACGAGGTTCAAAATTTACCAAAACTTCCTGCACTCGTCTTTGTAACATTAATGCAGTCATTGGTGTAATTGGTTCAAATAACATCGCTCTAATACTTGAACCTAATTCAGGATGAAAAGGTCTTTCAAAGTGTGATGTGTTAATTAGATTTCTTACACTTCTTTTAACAGCTTCAATATCAGTTAATTTATTTACATCATTAGTAACCGGATTACGACCAAAATCTAAATCTAAATCTCTATATTGTTGTGTAGCTCTTTTACTTTTGTTTAAAGAACCAGCATCGTAATTTGGCATATGACTATATTTATATTAATTAACAGAAACATTTGAAGAACCTGTAATAATATCACCACAAGAGGCAGCATCGCCTGCTCTACAAACGCCAATACCATTTACAAATACATTTTCTGAGCCTTCGGCCATTACTGGTGTTAAGTGAAGAAATATGCTGTGTGCGGCTATATCATCTCCTATTCTAACTACACCAAATCCATTTACAAAAACATTTTCGCTGCCTTCTATTGCTAATCCGCCGGCAGAATCTTCTTCTTTTCTTGCAATACCTGGCATTTTTTATCTTCCTTGGCCTCTATACGCTTTAAAACTTCTTTTTTTATGTTTATTCATCATAGATTTACTTAAAAATCCACGGCCAATACTTGTTCTTTTAGGTTTACTTGTTTTTTTTAGAGAGTTTGCGTTGATTGCAGTTTTTTTTGCCATTTTTTCTTATTTTTTTATTTTTTAGAACATCATAATCTTTTATCATCCAAGACAAATCATCATTTTTATCAAAATCATACATATATTTACTATTTAGTGTGATTCTTTCTTAAAAATATTGATTTTTTTCATAAAAAACATAAGAACAAAGTATGAACAATAAAAAATAATGACTAAGTCATTGATTTTATTGACAAATATCTTTAAAAATATGGCGCTTTTCGCTTGTTTTAATGGTTTATATGTGTTACCTTATACGTATATGAAAAAATACAATGTAACATTTACGGTATACTTCGATACTGATATAAAAAATGTAGATACTGCTGTAATGGCAGACAATGAAGATATGGCGGTTAAAATTGCTGAAACAAAACTAGACAAATACTTAGATAAAACAAAAAAAATAAGAAGTGTTGATGGTTTTGAATTAGATACTGTCGTAGAATATGATAACGCTTTTCATTCCGTTAATCTTAACGGTTTTAATGAATACAAATCTGCTTAATTATGAATAAAGATGATATAAAAAGTCTATTGATAGCTGCTGCTATCGTAGCATTTGGTTATGTTTTAATGTTTGGCTTCTATTATTTTGCCGATTACATAGGTGTATATGAGAGCCTTGGATACTAAATTAAAGTGGATTGCAACGGCCGTTTTGGTTGCTGCTACTGCATTGACATCATTAAACATTTATCCTTTGGGACCAATACTATATTTACTTGGTGGTTTACTTTGGTTGATAGTAAGTATAATGTGGAAAGAGCCTGCATTAATTGTAACCAATCTTACTTTGGCAGTTGTCAATGCAATTGGATTAATTTATAATCTATTTTTAAAATAATGGAAAAACCAGAAATAAAAGACATCAATTATACAGGCCATTGGGGTAAATGTTATCTTGTGAAATATAAAGGATTTTCAAACGTAATGTTAAAAGAAGAAATTAACGATTGGTGTAAAGAAGTCGACCAATTAAAAGAAGAATTAAAATCTACTAAATCTTAGAACCTACTGTTCTTCTTACAATATCATTGTGGTTAAATTCAGCCCAATACAATTCAAAAGCAACACCATTTTCTAATCCCTCAAACTGATGTATTTTACCAGGTTTAATCTGTGTAAAATCTCCTGCTTTTAAGATTGTTTCATCTACTAAGTTGTTTTGATCTTCTTGCCATACTCGTACAAGTAATTTACCAGACTCAACAAAAAAACCATTCCATTTAAATTGATGACTATGTTCTGAACATTTGTAACCAGCTTTAAATTCTATTCTATGAAATTCTAAAACACCATTTGAGTGTATTAGTTCTGTCGATCCCCAAATTTTACCTGCTTTCATATTGTATCCAAGGATAGGTAAAGGCCGATACTAAATGAATACAATTGTATCCAATGTTCCAAGCACATTCCATAAACTCACATTCATAATTATATTCCTGGAAATTACCAGCATTATATTGTGGTTCGTTAACTCTATCTGTGTGTGTCATATGATTATTTATAATAACCTATTTTAAAGATCACGATTGATATATAATATAATCGCCCATAATGAAACTCCTATTACAGCTAATAAAATTTCCATAAGATTATTTATTCATTTTATAAATCTTATAAACACAATAAGCTATTATACAAGAACATAGAATATAAAAATATATACTTGATATTACTGTAATAAAACCTGCTGTTACAAGTGCTAGTATTCCATAAAAAAAACATATTGGACACATATTACTTTTTTTCTCTTTCTGTTAATAATTCTTTTACTAATTCATACCAATAAACACCACTTTGTCTTAGACGGTCATTGGCCTTACGTAACTTCTCCATCTTTCTTTTAAGATTATATAATGGTAATCTTTTGAGTGGCACACCAAAATAACAATCTAATTCACGTATTACTTTGTCTATATCATCACAAGTAAAATTCGGTATAGATGGCGCCTGTTTTTTAAGCGTTTGTAGTTTGTATTGTCGTTTACGAGCCACGTTTACTTCTTCTATTTTTTAAACTAAGTTTGAAAAGTTGTATTTTTTTATACTTCTTTATTTTCTTAGTATATGCTTTAGTATTAAAGTAAATAGAAAGATAGATGTAAGCAAGGCCACCAATGATGAATATTAATAAACCTAATGCTGGATAAATTCCCATTTAAATCTCCGTTGATTCAATGGGTGCCTGGTTTCCCAGGCACCTGAAATATAGATAATATATTATTCTTCGTCGGTCTCGTCTATATCTTCGTCCTCATCTTCGTCAGATGTAGCCGTTAGATCCGTAACCTTATCTTCTAAGTCGTATATTAAATCGTCAATTTCAGATTGTTTTTCTCTTATAGCTTCAATTATATCTTCAGGAGTCTTTGCCTTCTTCTTAGCCATTGAATCTCCTTTGTTAATTGGCACTTGTATTTATTAAATATATATGTACAAAACACTTGACAAAATAAATATTTTATGATAAGATAAATAATATTATATTATGTATATATTAAAACATTTTTTTGGATTGCAATACATATTGATGATTGTATTCATTATGATGATTGCTGGTCTTGCAAAAGAATATAATCTATTTTCACCTTTATTTAATTACATTAAAAACACTTTTAAAAGTAATAAGTTTGTCATTGTTATATTATCTGCAATAGGTGGTATTCTACCGATAGAAGGCCGAGTAACTGTATCGGCCGGCATACTTGATACAATTGCACCTAAAAATCCTGAATCAAGAAAAAAATATGGTATTATAGATTACCTTTCAACACATCATTATTATATGTGGTCGCCTTTAGAAAAAACGGTTATATTACCGATTGCCGCCTTTGGTTTAACTTATATAAGTTGGTTAGGTATTGTTTGGCCATTGATAGTTATTTCTTTGTTGTTTATATTTTGGTATATACATACACAAATGAAAGACGTAGATATAAAAATAGAAAATACTGAATTTAAAATGAGTGCTGTAATACGTAATATTTTTCCTTTGATATTAACGGTTGCATTATACATTAAAACAAATAATTACATTATGTGTTTTGGTTTACTTGCATTATATTATATGATCTTAACACAAACATTTAATATATCAAAATTACTTTCTTATATTAATTGGGAAGTCATATGTACAGTGGCCATAGTAATTGTATTAGGTAGTATCATTAAAACATATGATAAACAATTACAATCATATATAATGAATTTAGGAATTGAACCAACAGGATTTGTAAGTATTGCGATCTTTTCATTTCTTGGTTTTATTATAAGTTTTTTATTAGGTTCAAGTAGTAAGTTTATTGCATTGGCTATATTGATTACATCATTGTTTGGTATACAATATTTTTTATGGTTCTTTGTAATTGATTACATTGGTTATTTACTTTCACCTACACATAAATGTTTTGTCATAGGCAATCGTTATTTTAATACACCTATAATTGAATACACAAGAGTCGTAAGTGCTTGGTGTTTGTGTTTATTAATCGTAGCAGGATTTATTACATTTATATTATGAAGAACATACGTATTATAAAAGAAAACATTGACGTATCAGAAATCGTCAAAGATATAGAAAGATATCCTGAAGATTGGGGTAATGTAGGCCGTATGAAAGGTGTTGATCGACAAGACCCTCATACACGTTTAGTTAAATCAGGTGTATTACAGTTAGTAATGGGAGGTATTTCAAAACCTGGTGAATTTGTAGGTGATACAGAAATTTGTGTACCAACAGACGCCACTAAAAGACATATTGCTATACAGAAGTGGTTATATGAAAATAATTTAAAACCTGGCCGTTGTGCTTTTCTTCGTACACCTATTGGTGAAATTACAGGTAAACATATAGATGAAGGTAAATACTATTCCACTAAAGACCGTTATCATTTAAGTATAACAGGCACTTATAGATACAGTGTTTGGGATCACGGCGATTTAGAATTTACGAAAGAAGAAGTCATTATAGAACCAGGTACATTCTTCTGGTTTAACAATAAGAAAAACCATATGGCCGAAAATATAGGTAATTGTGAGAGAATTGCCTTTATCTTTGATGTACCAATGTCGCCGAACAATCCCTAAGAAAAAGACTCACCACATCCACAAGTAGATTTTGCATTTGGATTTACAATCTCTAAAGAAGAACCAGATATACTCTCAACATAATCAATGGACATACCCATTAATTTAAACGCACTATAACTATCTATACAAAGAGTATAACCTTCCTTTAGAATTATACTCGTATCACTTTCGCTCAGATCCTCCGTTTCCGGGAATGACCAGTCGTATTTGAAACCTGCACAACCACCACCTTTGGCCTGTAATAATACGTGCTTTTTATTTGATTTGTCCATACTAGAGATTAGATAATTTCTTGCATTATCCGTTAATGTAATGATATCCGCCATATAAACATATTTAGACACAAACCTGGAACAAGTAAAATATACCAGGAAATTTTTTGCTGTTCTTTAAGTAAGAGCTATTTACCAGTCCTGGCCATTAAGGCCTGTATAAATGGCCTGTCTTGATGTTATTGCATTTATAGATTACAATGGCCTTCCAGAATCAACACTGGCTGTTTCTATGGGTTTAAATCAATTGTAGCACCACGAATTGTTACTTCACCTACTGTGTTTTGTAAACTTATTCCCTCTACATTTGATACCATATTGCCGGCCACCTCAATGGTCATATCGCCGCCGACCTTTAAATTATAATCACCACCACTGTTTACATTAATACGGCCAGTTAATGTATGTAAATTAATATCACCACTCTCTACTTGTATATTAATATTGGCACCTGGCCCTATCTGTATATCATAGTGGTTATTAAGAGTACCAGATTTATTAATAAAAATTTTTGAATGGCCGTCTATGGTGGTATTGTTATTGCCTGTAATATAATGGTTAACGGTGCCTTTATTGATTTCTGTATGTGCCTTGGTTAAGGTAGTCTGGTCGCCATTGGGGTGCATTTCTATGCCTGTGCCAGTTCGGTGGCGAAGATGTATTCGTTCATTATCTGGTGTATCATCAAATTCTTGGAGGTGGCCAGACTCGCTTTCATATACGTGATTGAAAGGATAAACGGCCGCATATGGATTGTCCGGTTGATTCCAGGTAGTGCCATCGCTTGGTGATGTGGGTGCTTGATTTCCAGGTAACGGCATTTCATTAAAGTCCGCCGTTGGTACGTTGGTAGTTTTATCCAAAAACCTTGAAAGTAATGAAGGATGAGGTTTTAATGGTTCATTAACGGCCAGTCGATTCACATCTGGTTCGTTTATATTTCTTGGATAAACCGATACGTCAAAGTCATTTTCATTTTCTTTATCTACGATTTCTCCATTTCGAATTGTTTTATTTGGACGAATATTTGGATCTGCAAACCCTTTATCCGGTCGGCCATATAAGACTGGCCTGCCAGGTAAAGACCCTAGTATAATCGGCTCTTGACGATAATGCCCATCACGAAAAAATCCAAACACCCAAGAACCTTCAAGCAGGCCGGTCGCCGAAGTTCCGATGCCTGATATGCCGCTGGCCGTAATAGGTAAAACACAAAGTGCCCACGGCAAATCGGCCGTTGGTAAAGTTTGTTTATTTTCTGTATGATGACCTAATATACGTACTCTAAGACGGCCGGCCTTTAATGGGTCTTGCCTATCTTCGACAACGCCAGAGAACCAGAGAAAACCTCCAAGTCCCATAAAGTTTTCGTTATTCATTGTATTCTCTCGTTAGAGCGCCTGATAATAACACAACAGCATACGTCATTTCCGCTCATTTTTAAT